TTAACTTTCTCGCCCCAAATCCGCCCCAAATTTTTCCATTAAATTTCTGACTTTGTCGAATGATTCTTCTTGTTTTGCCTTGAATAAGTGCGAATATGTTTTCAATGTTTCGGTCGCATCCTTGTGTCCTACTAACTTGGCAATGGTCACAACGTCCACGTCATGATAGATTAGCCAGCTAACGTAGGTATGACGTAAGCCGTGTACATTAAATGTTTGACGTGTCTTTTTCTTTAAAATTTTATTTTCGCCAGTCCCTGTCAATTTGGTAAACAATCTTTTATCTGGATTGTCTATATATCCAACTTTCATGTACTCGTCGTATGCTTTCAGCCACTCACTATCAAATGGCACATCTCGTTCTGATTGCGGATTCTTAGTAGGTCCCCAACCTTTCTTCTTTCCGTAAACCTTGTAAGTCCTGCGGATTCGTAAACACATATTTTCGCGGTCAACGATAGGCTCTGTAATGCCTGCTGCTTCCGAGAAACGAAGTCCGGTTTTTCCGATAGTGTACAGGAAGAAGTGGGACTGGTACTTAATTGTCTTTCGATAATCTGTGATTACTTGTTCGTATTCATCTAGCTCTATGTATTTATCCTCCTCTTTCTTGGATTCTACATCGGAGAAAATCTTGACAATTTCGGTAAAATCTTTTTTTAAAATTCCCTGGTGGATAGCAACTTTAATTGCTGCCCTTATATGCGAATTGAACCTTTTGACACTATCTTTTACATAACATTTTGCCAATTCGTTTATAATGTTTTGATAGGAAGTGGCATTTATTTTTGAGAGTTTTGTTTCGTGAAAGTATATAGTAATCAGTTTAAGGGTGTATTCATACTTACCAAACGTTTCTGGTCCGACATGAGGCTTCTTGTGGACAAGCATCCATTTTTCGAAGTACTCAGCAAGGGTAATGTTCTTATCTTCCACAATGCCGCTAGACAGCTCTATTTCAGCCTGTGATGCCGCCTGAACAGCTTCTGCCTTGGTTCTGTATCCTGACTTTGATTTTTGCTTATATGAGCCGTCAGGGGCTTTGTAGGAGATGCGGTATTCCCATCCGTTATTTCTTTTTCTAAAGTATGCCATTGATTTACCCTTTCTTTTTTGATAAAATGGGTATAGTAAAGAGACCTACTGCGAAGCAGGTTTTACTATACAGAATTACCCTACACTCAAGCTTGCCGGCGGAGAGTGTGGGGGTTTTTTGTTTTTTTGTAAAATAGCAAAAAAGCAGCCATGAAAACATGACTGCCGTACGGTATGGGACTAAATCCCGAATGTAAACTTTATGAGGCTTTACCTCTAATACAGTCATATTTTATACTTTTTTTTGATTTTTGTAAAGTATTTTGGTTTAAGGTAATTTCCCTGCTTCTTTGATAAGTTTTTTGTTTTGTTGTTTTACTTTGCGTTCTAACTTTTTCAAGTCTTCTGCTGGAGGGAGTTCTTCTGGTTTGATACCACGTTGTTCAAGCATGCTTCGGATAGTTGTATTATTCAAAACGTGTTCATCTGTGATGGATTTTTCGCCATGGAGGTTGTTTTCTTCAACATTGTAATTTGTCATCTCGGTCGCTAGATTTTTTGCTGCGATGGTCAGAGTTGGTAAGAAGTCAGCTAGTGGACGGTTGCTTTTGACACCAAGACGTTCTTTCATTTCCTGCGTGCTATGTCCTCCAAATAGTGCCGTGTCGCCCTTTGACCGAATACGTCCAAATCCTTTGTCGTCAACACCTCTTTCATAAATGTTTTGTGATAGGCGTTTTTCAGATTCTTTGAGTTTACCTCGAGCTTCTGTGCGTTCAATATAGTGGAGTCGTTCCTCAATCAATTCTTGCTTTCTGGTCTGGACTGCAAAATAGGACTGAGCAAAGGCAATCTCTTCTTTGTTAGTGTCTCCGTTTATGGCAATAAGGTAACAAGCGTAACGAGTAAGCATATAATCGGTTACTGGACGTTGTCCGCCCTTGGCTATGGTTATCATTTTCGTGACCTCACGAAAATGATCTGACACCTTGGTGTCACTGGTTTCTACGGAGTTCATCGCTCTTTGGATAGCTTTATGAAAATTCTCCCAACGTTCGTAACCAAGCAGGGGCATAAGGTCACGGGCATACCAGTAATCAATGAATTCATTTTCGGTTTGATTGACTATGCTATCGAATTTTTCTTTGGTTCTATAAATTTTTGATTGTTCCATGTTTCCTCCCTACCTCTCCCTATACACCTCCACAACCTCGCCGATGGTAAGGAGAGTGTGGGGATTTTTTATTTGTTCAAAATTAAAGGAATGAGTATTCCTAAAATAGCAACTGCTGTTCCTATAGACCATAAAATAAGCTCTCGCTTATCTTTACGAGCTTGTTCTAGAGATTCTATTTTTTCATTGGCTAACTCAACTTTAAGATTAGCAAATAAATTCTCTAACTTATTTTCAAAATTATCAAATTTTAAATCTACTTGTTTGGTCAATGCATCAAATTTTAAATCCGATTTTTCCGAGCTATGCTGAATATCAGTGCTGATTTTATCGAACTTCAAATCAATTTCAGATTTTGTGTATGTTTCTTGCGGCATAATAGAATCCTCCTGTTGTTTTCTTGATTCTATTATATCAAGTGTAGTCTGTACTGGTACAGATAAGTTGTTCGGATTGGTTATTTTCATTGGGATTACTTTTTCGAGTGTCATTATTTCGCTTTCTCCTCGAACGTGATGTATGTACTATAGGTATCCAAGATTCTTTCCATATTGTCTAAAGCTCGTAATTCAAGAACTATCATTAACTCTCCTTCCTGATCGATTGGAAAGATTGTTGAGAAGGTTCCGAATGCAAGCCCATAGCCGTCTTGGTATTTTATCATGTCGCCGGACTGGACGTTGAGAGTGACATTGTTCAGCAGGTGCAATTCTTCAGGTTTGTTGCCAGCAATGTAATATAGTACAATCACGTAGTCTTTATTGGGTACGAGGTTGAAAAAGAATACTTTAAAAGTTACCCCAAAATCTACTGGAAATTTTGATATATCGTAAGCGACACCAAGCGGTGTATTGGCATCATCGCTATGATACAGTTTCACATCTTGAATTTTTTCAATAAATTCTTTCTTCATGACATTTTTATTCCTTGCGTTATTGTCAAATCAAATTATTAAACTCCTCAATCACCACAGGGGTCGTTTCTCCCTATACACTTCCACCACCTCGCCGATGGTTCGGAAGTCGGTGTCTGCTGTGATTGGGATGTTGTCATAGTCTGGGTTCAGGCTGTGGAGGTAGGCACCTTGGTCTGTGATGCGGAGTTGTTTGATATAGGCGTCGCCGTTATAGGCGAATACTCCGATGTCGCCGTCAGATAGATCTACGGATAGTTTGACGAATATATAATCGCCTGAGTGGTATTCTGGTTCCATGGAGTCTCCGTAGATAGGGACAACGAAGTCGGCATCCACTTCAATAGGTAATTCGATAGTTTCGACTTTCACATCATTCAGATACTGACCTGTGCCAGCGGAAGCGGGTTGGTCGTAGTAGTTGTAGGTGTGGTAGGTGGCTTGCAGTTCGCTCACTGTATTTTCTTTTGCCTGTTCGCTCAACAAACGCTCTCCGTGGCTTATCCATGCGCTGTGACGTGGCTCTTTAAGTTCTTGGTCTAAATATGCCACCTTGTCCGAAATCTGCTCTATGAGTCTGTTAGGGGCTGTGGTGGGGGTTCTTGATAAGTCGAACAATACTTGAGGTTCAACTTCAAGAGCTTTGGCATATTTTAAAATGTCCTGCTCATCTAATTGCCTATTTCCGTTTTCATGATTTGAAATCGTATTTTGTTTATAACCAGTTTTTTTAGCAAGTTCAACTTGCGTCATTTTTTTGGATTTTCTTAATTCTCTAATGGAATTACCAAGTATGTTTTTCATTGTTCTTGCTCCTTTTTACTATATTATAACGCAATGAGATAAAAAAATAAACAAAAAAATCTCAAAAAGTGATAAAAAGTTATTGACAAATATCACGTAATGAGATATAATAAAGTCAAGGTTAAGGAATTAACCCCACCAAAACTAAAAAATCAGGAGGTACAGCCAATGGCAAGACACGAAAAAAAGCCTAAGCACTGGGAAATCGACTTCGAAATTCATTTCCTAGGGTTTAGACTTAAATTCCACTACAGCATTGACTGGTAGTCAGTGCAGGGGCGAAAGCCCCTCCCTCTTAGGAGGGTGTAGGTCTATTATAGCAATTGGCTGTACTTCCTGCAAGGAGTATCTTATGAGTTGGAAAAAAATTCTCTTTGGTAGTTATGAAAAGACCTTTGTCAGTCAGGATGGCAGGGCAAAGACGACTATCTCTATCAAGGGTGGATTGTTGCTTAATCTGTTGGCACTGGTCGGGCTGGTTGGCTTGATTTGGTGGCTGATTGGTCTATTTACATAGAAAGGAGTGAGGGTTATTGACAAATAAAGAAAAAGTACGTTCACGATTTTTACTTCCTAAAAAAAGATTAAGAGAAGAGCGGAAAAAGCGTGAGCTAACAACTCTGTATATGGCTGATTTGATTGGTCTGAAAAATCGTCGGCAGTATGAGTTGAAAGAAAAAGGTCAGTTCCCGTTTCAAGATTATGAGATGGCTATCATCTCAAAAGAATTTGGAATGTCAGAAACTGACTTATTCTTTAGTCGATAATATCTCGGTATGAGATTATTATTTTAAAACAAAATATCTCAAACAGAGATAATGACTCTGCTATTTACAGAAAGGAGAATGATATGATTATCAAAAACTACACAAACAATGGAGAAAAGATCAGCTATACAGTTGAATGCGAGGGTTTGACGCTAGATGTGGTGCATACTCGTGCTAGCCAGTGGAAGTGTGATGTGACAGATGTTGACGACTTTCTGCGGCAGGTTTCAAATAGTAACGTTGCTAAGGCGGACATGGTGGATCGTTTCGTAGATTTTCAGTCTGATCTACTACTAAATGGGGTGAGCTTTGAGTTTGACAATTAGAGAATCCATTTTAGAAATATGCGGGGTCAAAGAGGTTTTTGAAGTTCCACAGACTCTAATGACAAAGCTGTTCAGCCCTGAGCAGTCTGACTTACTCGCTCGCATTGCTATCATCTATGGCGATAGGCAACTGGACCAGTTCCGCGACTTCTTTCAGGAAGAGGGGGCTGACCGTAAAAAGTTGAAACAGGACTACACGCCTGATGGTGTGGCGGAATTGCTGGCGAGGGTGTCCAGAAGTGGCAAGAGCTTAGCGGACATCTGTGCAGGTACGGGCAGTCTGACCATCCAATATCTGAACCATCATCCAGATGTGGAGTTTGTGAGGTGTGAGGAGTTTTCGGCAAGGGTGATACCGTTCTTGTTGATCAACTTGGCTATTCGCAAGATTGATGCCGAGGTGATCCACGGCGATAGTCTGACCAGAGAGCACTTCAACGTATACGCTATTAGGGATGGGGTTATCCGTCAGATAGACAGCCCGACCGATAGGAAGGTGGATGTGGTTATCTCCAACCCTCCCTACTCAATGGCTTGGACACCTATCAGTGATGAACGCTTTGACCGTTATGGTCTGGCACCTAAGACCAAGGCTGACTTTGCTTTTCTCTTGCATGGGTTTCATCAACTGGAGGAAGACGGGGCCATGTCTCTCATCCTACCGCATGGTGTGCTCTTTCGTGGAAACAGTGAGGGAACCATTCGCCAGCAGTTGCTGGAACATGGAGTGATTGATAGCATTATCGGTCTAGCACCTAACCTGTTTCTGAATACAGGTATCCCAGTTGCGATTTTGCTCTTGAGAAAGGGGCGAAGTCAGAAAGATGTATTCTTTGTGGATGCCAAGGATGAATTTACCAAGGGCAAAGCACAGAACAGTTTGGATGTGGAGCATATCAAGAAGATTGCTGCGGTGGTGTCCTTGAGAATGACAACAGAGCGTTTTTCTTACCTAGCTGACTGGGAGGAGCTTGTCGAGAATGGGTTCAACTTGAATATTCCCCGCTATGTCGATACTTTCATCCCTGAAGAAGTTCAACCTTTAGGGGTCATCTTGAGGGAGTTGATAGAGATCGACAAGGAAATTGCTGAAACGGAGCGAGAGTTTGCCAGATTGTTTGGGCAACTGGTGGCGACAGATCCAACCGAGCAGGAAGAACTGGAAAACGACCAGCAGTTACTGTCTAAGTATGTGGACAAGCCTAGCCTTTCCGAGTTAATCAAAGAAGAAAGCGAGCAATTAACATTATGGTAATGAAATTAGTCAAAATTACAGAACTAGCAAGCATAGAACGGTCGAGTGGCAAGGTTTATCCCGCTGGCTGTACCTTGATACAAATTAGCGCGACGAGAGGGCAAGTACTTTACCATGCTGAAGAAAAGGAAATCCCAAGTCATTACGCTGTATTTTTGCCGAATGACAAGGTGTTGCCCAAGTATCTCTATCATGCTATTTCTTACCAAGCAGGGCGTTTCATCTATACAGTCCAGACGGGACTAAATATCCAGATGGGTACCCTGAACGAGATGAAGCTGAAAATCCATACGGACTTGGAGAAACAAGCGGAAATTGTAAGGTATCTGGATGTGATTGAGAAGATGGAAGCCAAAGAAGAGGCAACCATAGAATTATTAAAACAAGCAAAACAGACGCATCTAAGTAAGATGTTTGTGGGCTGAGTGTACAGCTCTGCTATTTCCCCAATGGTCAGTCTTTGGTCAAACTTTATACAATACTTGTATAAAAAGTTCTTGACTTCTTCAAGAACTTTAACTAACAGGTGGAAGGAGGGGTAACCATGACGTCTATACATGTGTCTTTGTCGGTTGAGATGAAGAAGCGGTTGGGGGTGGAGTGCCAGCGTCTGGGGCTGTCGATGGCGGCTTATGTGCGGTTGGTGCTGGCGGAGAAGTTGAGAGAGGAGTAGGGCGGTACAGCTCTGCTATTTACGGAAAGGAGAATGATATGAACAAGAAAGGTCGACCAGCAGGGGTCAAAAACGAACGTGGACTTTACACAATCGCGATACCAAAGGAAATCTACGACCAAATAGATGATTTGGCTATCGGTAGCGGTAGGTCGCGGACGGCTGTTGCAACCTTTGTTTTTACAAAAGGACTGGAACATATCCAAATTGTCGAGGAAACAATCACACGCAAGCGGATTGTGGGTATTGAGTAGGGAAAGGCCAACCAAACTAGAAAGGAGAAGGGGATGAACGAACTAGAAAAAACAGCCCTCAATGAAATACTGAGGACTGTGACGTATATTGCTGAAAGGGTGGATAGACTTGGAGAACAGTTATATCCACATCTTACAGAAACAGATAAAAAAGAGGTGCTGGCATTGATTAACGATGCACTTTCGAAAGGAAGGGGTATCTCAGATAATAATCTTGACGGTGTCAAGTTCCAGTCAAATACTCCTCAAGGGATAGAAGGTGTTAGATAAACAACGTTTCTAATTTCTTTAGCTCTAGATGATATTCGGGAGAAATATGGCTATAAGCCTTGTCGAAAAAAGTATTCAAGTCAGCGACTACATAGAGTTCTGACAGTTTCCGACACTCTGCTAAAAAGTCTGGTCTGCCTTGGAAAATGGGAAGCATAATCGCAGCTATGTAAGTGTTTATCTTACGATTTCCTGTGGGATTATCTTTTAAGTAGTCCAAAGGTAATTGTTTTAGATTTACAGGTTCGCTTTCTTGAAGCTGTAATTCGCTGTACTCAAGCGTGAAGTCTGTGAAAGATTTAATTATCGAATTTGCAGAATTAGACCACTCTTGAGCAAAACCTTGTAGGAAAAGGTGAGAAGCTACCTCACATAAGACTTCTTCAAGCCAAAACATCGGCGTATTAGAAGGCGATTTATAGTAAGCGTGTAATAGCTCGTGACCTAACTGGTAAATAACTTGAGAATGCTCATTGATTTCTTGTAAGTGTAAGAAAATCAAATGCTCTTCTGGAAAAGACAATGGGCAGTCGATAAATGGAGCGAAGATAATCGATATGTTTTCGTCTTTGAGATTAGGGAAAATGTCTTGCGCAACACTTGCTAGATGGTCAAATATAGCCGAGTACATAGCAGAGTTAAATGGCTCTGGCAGTGGGCGGACAGATTGATAAAACATCTTCCAGTTTGTCGCAGGAACAAAATACTTTTTCATAACAGTTCTCCAATCGTTTTTATTTTAATTATAACAAATTTACTAACTAACTAGAAAGGAGAAGGGGGATGAGACCAAAACGTTATCCGTATCAAGGAAAAAAAGCTTCGACCACAGAAATAGTCAAAGCTTGGAAAAAAGATTGTTTAGAAATTTTACAAAAGCAGATAACTTCTATTGAAGAGAAGTTAGCGCTACTTTATAACGAGTGAACCGCCATGCTCAATGACAGTATATCCACTCTTCTCTAATTCTTGAATTATTTCTTCAACAGGCATCGCATAGAGTTTTGGATTTATAGATGTTATCGGACTTGATAATCGTTCGTCAAAAGCAAATTTTAATTGATTATCCAAATCTGCCCAAGTCTTAAGCTTTTTTTGATTATTTGGTTTTGGACTTAACTTGCTCATACTTCTTCTCCTTTCCTTAATATTTGACGCACAGGAGAAAATCACTTGATTTGGTAGTTAAAGTTGGATTTGTTTACCTGATTGTCATAAGTCGATAGTAACAAAAATATATAGAAAGGTCTATATATAGAAATAATATCAGTCTAAAGACGGATTTAGCTCTATATATAGTGGTTTTGAAGATGTGGGAGAAAATCGAAGAACTTGCTAATATCCGAGGAATGACTATCTACGCTTTAGCAAAGAAAGCAGGTATCAATTATACGATGTTGGCAGAACTAAAATCTGGGAAGAAGAAGGATATGATGTTTAGTAATGTTGTTAAAATTGCCAAGGCTCTTGATGTGAGTCTGGATGAATTAGCAAAAAGCTAATAAAAATAGCCCCATGACGAAGTCAGGAGCTTACAAAAAAATACAATTAAATTATAACACACGAAAGCGAGGTTTGACAAGATGGATGACATTGCTGAAAGCCTCATATCACGATTTATCAGTCAGCTAAAAGTCAGACTGGTAGAGGTTTTCGAGGTATTTAACCTAGAGCTTGCAATGCCTTTGCTACTCAACAGCAAGCAATGCAAGAAGTTGCTAGGTATTGCAAATGAAACGGAATTCCAGAGGGTGTCACATCTGAAGGATTTCCCAAGAATTGATAAGAAAGGGTCGCACCCACGATTTCCACGGGATGCAGTGGTTGAGTGGATGCGTGTGAATTGGAAGTTGATATGACAGAAGCGATATTTACATTAGGAATTTTCGCCGTGCCAATCTTGGCAGTGGCAATTGCGGAACAGCGGAAAGCAGAAAAAGAGCGGAAGTGTGAAGAATTTGAAGAAATTCGGCGCAGAGACTACCTGTACGGCTTTAAAGCGGGCATGGGGTATCAGAGTACCTGCGACATTGAAAAAGCTCGTAACGGGCTAAAGAGAGACGCTCAGCAGGTGGATAAGGAGTGGAAAAGATATGCAGAAATGGTTGGTTAATTTTTTAAAACAAGAAAAACCTGCTATCCCACGTCCGCTTTACACGCTAGAGCAGGAAAATCAATTATTGCATGATATGGTCCGTGAAATCGCTGAACAACGGAATGAATACCGCATCGAAAATCAGCGGTTAAGGGATGAGAATGAACGGTTGAGGAGGATTTTAGAAGGATGACAAGTTTGGTTAGATTGGAATTAATTGCTCAATCGTACGACCGATTTCTTCGGACAGGCGACACTGAACATCTTGAGGATGTAGAAAGGATTTTGGAATATGACGAACATGACAGCGATTGATAACACGTTTCAGCGAGGAATTGTTGAAGTTTAGGAGGTTTGGATAGTGCAATATATCTTTCAGAAATACACATGAGAATTATACGTCTATAAACAATGCTTGTTTGCAAGATAGAAGGTTAGGTCCAGCCACAATTGGCATATTAGCGGTAGTTTTATCGAACAAGCCTGATTGGGTTGTATATCCTGAGGAAATAGCAGAAAGAATGGGAGTTAGCAGACAGTTTGTTAATAAGCATTTCAAAATACTAGAAGAAGCTGGCTACCTATTTGTGATTAAAAAAGGCGGTGGTCGAGCTAAAGGAGTAACTCCTTTTCGATTTTTTAACGACAAACCTTTTACTGATAAATTTAAGGAATATATCCAGCAGAAACTAGACGAAGAGTTATCCACAGGTAATAACGTTCAATGATTTACAACTGTTAAGTTTTACACTTTTGTAAAATACAACAGTTGAAAGTTACATTTTTGTAAAATACAACAGTTGTATCTGTGCCACTAATAAATACTAACTATATAACAAGTACTAACCTTAATAATAATCTAGGGGCTATCGCCCACTAATGAACAATAAGAGGCTAAAGCCTCTAACTAACTTAAAAACAAACTAATCGTTATATATAAATAATATATATAGGGATTTACAGAAGTTATCCACAGGAGGAAAATCATGAAACAAACAAACACATTTATCGTATTGCGAAACAAAGAAGGCATTTATTTAGCCAGTTACGAAAACAACAAACACGTTTTGACATATTCGGCAAGTTGGGCTAGCGATGTTGAAGATGCTTTGAGAATACCAGAAGAATGGTATCACGGCAAGCACCGTGAGAAGTACTTGGCAATGGCGAAGTTGTTCAACGCTGAGCCAATCAAGGTGCAGGCAGAATATACCTTGACAACTTTGGACGGACAAGAGCCAGCTGAACCAGTCGAAGATACTGAGGATGTCAAAGACTCATTCGAGAAGTTGCTTGATATTTTGGCTAAGGACTAATCAGCGATGAAATGGGAACTACGTGAAAATCTTGTCTGGCAACGTGCCACGGCAGGAGAGAAGGAAAAGCTGCTGGATACAGGTCTAGCTGATAAGGCAGGATACATCCGCCTTGTCAGAGAGCTAGGTAGAAAGTATGTGGCCTAGGAGGTGCGACATGGACGGTACTTACCCATGGTTTGATTATGACCGTGACTATCTACAACCTGAGGAACCAAGACAGGTACATGATCCTGATGAATGGGTGTTTCGTGGCGGTCAATGGATTTATGTAGGGGATGCATAATAACAGAGGAATTACTAGATACAATCCGACGGCTGAGGTGTGATTATTTCCACCTAGGCCGAGAGCTGGGCGAGATTATCAACGAACAACAGGACTTGATATTTGCCTTGAAACGAGAAAATAAACGCTTAGAGCGTGAATATTGGAATTTGAAACAGACGAAGAGGAGAAAGAAATGAGTAATCTTGCAGTTATTCAAAAAGATATTACAGATGCCGTGAATGCGAAAGTGTCGCAGATGCAGAACGAAGGCTTGGTAGTAGCACCAAACTACGCACCGGCAAATGCTTTGAAGTCAGCATTTTTTGCCATGACCAACAGCCCAAGCGGGAACTTGCTTGAAAAGTGTTCGAAAGAAAGTATTGCTAATGCCTTGCTTGACATGGTTGTTCAAGGGTTAAGTCCAGCAAAGACCCAATGCTACTTCATTCCATATGGGAATACATTAAAAATGACACGGTCCTACTTTGGGACTATGAAGGTTGTCAAGCAACTGTCCAACGTGAAAGATATTTGGGCAGAAGTGGTTTTTGAAGGGGATGTGCTTAAAATTCGCAATGATAATGGGCGCAAGGTTCTTGAAAGCCACGAAACAGATTGGACCAACCAAGATAATGCAATTATCGGTGCTTACTGCATCATTGAAAAAGTGGACGGTGAGCGAATTTTGACAGTCATGACCAAGAAAGAGATTGATCGCAGCTGGCAACAGTCGAAAAATAAATCTGTCCAAAATGCCTTCCCTCAAGAAATGGCAAAACGTACTGTTATCAATCGTGCAGCCAAGCAATTCTTCAATACGTCGGACGATAGTGATATCTTGATTGAAGCTGTTAATCGGACAACGGAAAATGAATTTGATGACAATCGTCAAATCAAAGAAGCTGAGCCAGTTCAATCAGCTGGGCAGGATATCTTGGATAAGATGACCGGCAAGACTGTTGCTGAAGAACCTGCAGAAGATGCAACTATTTCCGAAGCGGAAACTGTTGAAGAAGCAGGAGTGGATATTTCCAAAATGGAAACAACCGAGCAGGTCATCGATGCCGAAACGGGCGAAATCTTAGAAGAGGAGGAACCGTTCTAATGTCTGAAGAACTATCTCTATTTGACAATCTGGAAAGTATGGCGCCAGTTCCGACTGCGACAGTATTAGATTTTGACTTCGAATTCACACCAGCTCAAATCACTATCGTGGGCAAGGATTTGTTGGAGCAGGCACTTGCTGGATACGTTGAAAAATACAAGAACTACACTGTCACGGCAGAAACGTTCGAAGACGATGCAAAGGTCCGAGCTGAGTTAAATACATTGCAGAAGAAAGTCAAGTCAGCCGTTAAAGAGAAACTGGCAGATTACAACAAGCCCATTGACGAAGTCAAGGCTTGGGTGGACGGCTTGTTGGAACCTATTGTCAAAATCGGCAAGTCGATTGACGAAGGTGTGAAGGCGTTTGAAGAACAGGAACGACTCAAACGCGCCAAAACCATTGAGGAACTATTCCAGGAAGCTATTACAAGCACGGAAAAAGACATTGACATCCGTTTGTTCAGCAAGTATTTTGATGAGTTTTCTAAGAAGACGTGTTTTATGGCAGATAATATTCGTCCCAATAAAGCCACAGTCAATATGGTTGCCAGCTTGGTAGAGGAAGAAGTGGCCAAGAAGGAAGAATATGAGTCAGCACTAATCAAAATTACTGAAGCAGCTGCCAAAGCAGACTTTGGTCCAGCCCCTTACGTACGTAATTTTGAACAAGGAGCAAGCCTAGCTGACATCTTACAGGCAATTGCTGATGATAAAGCCTTGGCAGATAAGACTCGTGAGGAAGTTAGGCGCAAGCAACAACTGGCGAAACGGATTGAAGAGATGACTGCTATTGCAGAAAGCAAGGGACTAGATCCGAAGAAGTATGCCGATATGCTCAATTCAGGGACATCTGCACTTACAGTACATGAGGAGCTTGTTAATGACGCAAGAAAATGGCAAGAAGAGCAGGACCGAATGGAACAGGAATTCCTAGCTCAACAGGGAGCTATTCGCGGAAATGCTCAAAATCGCCCAAATTCTGACGAAATTCAACGAGAAAATATGTCAGAGGGTAAATATACCTCCGAACAGAAAAACGCGTCAGAGGACAAAATAGAGCTGAATAAGAAGGTGGTCAAATGGCAAGGTGACTTCAGAATTACTTTCCCAGACGGAGAGACTGCTAAGTTATTCGGTGGTAAGGGTGGTTTGTATGAACAGCATGGGATAGTTGTCGAGAAATTAGGGGAATGGACAAAAATCAATGACTAAACTAACTGAAGAAAATTACTACCAAGACCGTCAATGGTTGTCTAATTCTCGCTTTAAGGCTTATATGGACTGCGAAGCGAAAGCTAAAGCCATTGATGACAAGGAGTGGACGGACAAGTGTGATGATACGGCTTTGCTTGTCGGAAATTACGTTCATACCTACTTTGAATCCGAGGAAGCTCACGCCAATTTTGTTGACGCCAACAAAACTAGGATGATTTCAAGCCGTGGAGCGACTAAGGGCGAACTGAAGAAAGAGTTCCGGGTAGCCCAGGACATGATAGATGCTCTGAAAGATGACGAGAAATTCTTGGGACTTTACCATGGTGCTCCAGGCGACGATGTCCGCAAGGAAATGATTTTAGAAGGTGAAATCTTCGGTATCAAGGTCAAGGGAAAGGTGGATAGTATCAACTTGACTGAGGGGTATTTTGTAGACCTGAAAACTATGAAGACCATCCGCGGTCTTGAATGGTCTGACGTGGAACGAAAGAAAATACCTGGAGCTGCTGCTAACATTTTAGGTTTTCGCTACGATGTCCAGCTGGGGCTGTATCAGGAATTGTTACGACAAATGGGCTATCCAAATTTCGTTCCGTTCGTTGTAGCTGTCAGCAAGGAAGACGTGCCTGACAAAGCAGTTATCACACTTTCACAGTATCGCTTGGATGAAGGTCTGCAATTCTTCGAAAATAACGTCGAGCGTGTTGCAGGTATTATTGCAGGCGAAATCAAGCCGAAAGGTTGCGGAAATTGTGACTACTGCCGCAGTAAGCGAACTCTGGACCGTGTCATCAATCTGGATGATTTGATTGCGGGGATATTTTAGAAAGGCGCTTTAAATGATAAATTTTGACGAAAAAATGAAGCAGTTGAAGGAAGAATCTATAGCTGAATTTTCTCTGGTAGCTGGAACAATCGAAGAAGCTAGAGAGTTGATCGAATTGGTCAAAAGTAACGGCATCAAATGGTTCAGCGGAGAACCAATTGATCATATGTCTGAATATATTTATAAAAAAATGCAAACATACCCAGAAAAAAGATTTGTCCTAAATTTCCGAAATGGTTTCAACTTGAAGAAACAATTGACAATCTTTTGTACCTGGGAACACAGATAACGTGCCGTGAACCACGAAAAAAGCGAACTAGAAAGCGTGTCAATTGGAAACAATCAGTTGACAGTTGGACGATAGCGACTGCCCGTATTTAGCCAAACTCACACAATGGCAGTCGCTGGATTTTGGAAAAATGAAAAAAAACAGCAATTTTAAAAACACCTTTTACATTAGAGACGAACAAGGAAAAGCAAAGTCTCAAAATTGTTGGTGACACTCACTGGAAAATAAGTGCAGAATTTGTGAAGCAAGAACACCAACTTTCATTGGACGAGAACGGAGATATGTTCGAACCGGAATATAGACTCGTCTTAGAAGCTGAATTTCCCGATAAACTTATTCTCGATGGTGCTTATACAGCAAAAGAGATTAGCAAGGACATTAAAGAAATCCAAACCTTGTTTGAGTTCATCGAAGAAAATAAAAAGAATTTGTTTGATGAATTGGGATTCCACGGAGTCATACTATGAAGTTGATTATACCTATTGAACCCAAACCGCAGAGCCGTCCAAGAGCTGGAAGACGAGGTAAACACGCAACTGTCTATGAAGACGGAAAGATGGTTGCGTGGCGGAAAAAATGCACTGAGTTTGTTAGACAGAATTACGATGGTCCATATTTTGATGGGGCAATCAAGGTAGATATGACATTCTACATACCTGCTCCGAAGTCTATGTCGGAACCGCCTAAATCACGGTCTAAGGCCAAGAAAGTACAACAGTATGATGACTTCATCAATGAGCGGATTTACGTAGATAAAAAACCAGATTTAGATAATCTGGAAAAAGCGGTTTATGACAGCATCAGCAAGGCTGGCAATGTTTGGACGGATGATAACATCATTGTCGAACATACAACGAGAAAGGTGTACAGTCCTAGACCGAGGATTGAGATTGAAGTGGAGGAAGTTGAGTGAAAGATTATCAACCATTACTTTTTTTGGTACTTTATGGCTCATCATATTACTTGTAGCTATGCTGAAAATCAGAGATTTAAGTCATGAAGTGGACGAATTAAAAACTAAGGAACCCATCATCATCTACCAAGTCGACAACGCTGGTATAGAAATGTTCGGCAAGGTCACGGCTAAGGATGTGATTGACGGACATTACTATGTCGAAGTTAGCCCGTACGGGAAGTTCCTCGTAACCAGTGAACAGTTTCACGAGATTGAAATCGGGCAGGAGATGCCTGAGTGGTTGAAAGGACGGAAAGAATGAAATTTCTTGACCTATTTGCTGGCATTGGTGGTTTCCGTCTCGGAATGGAACGTGCCGGTCACGAATGTGTCGGTTTTTGCGAGATAGACCAATTCGCCAGAAAGAGTTACAAAGCAATCCATAATACGGAAGGAGAATTTGAATTTCATGACATTACAAGAGTCACAGATGAGTCTGTTCGAGGAATCGGACGTGTGGATGTTATCTGTGGAGGATTTCCGTGCCAGGCTTTCAGCATTGCTGGAAAGCGAGCAGGATTTGAGGATACTAGAGGGGCTTTATTCTTTGAGATTGCTAGGTTCGCATCTATTCTCAGACCTAAATATCTATTCCTTGAGAACGTTACAGGATTGCTCAACCACGACAACGGAAATACATTCGAGACCATACTCGGAGCGTTGGATGAACTGGGGTATGATGCGGAATGGCAAGTGTTCAACAGCAAGAATTTTGGAGTCCCCCAAAACCGAGAGCGGGTGTTTATTATCGGACATCTTAGAGGAGCAGGTGGACGAGCGATATTTCCTTTCGGAGGAGGCGACAAGGAGATTGGTAGCCTACAAGGACAATCAACAAATACCATTACCGCCAGGTACGGAGAAGCACAAGGGAGCGGGTCGTACATTATTGAGGGTCAACAGCCGAAAATCATCCAACGAGGCCACGGCTACAATCAGGGTGGCGAGCATGATATCACCCCGACATTGACCAGCAACAGCTGGCAGGAGAATAATCATGTTAAGGTTTATGATTTTTACAACCGAAAAACCAAAGACGAGGTTGGCACACTCACTGCCAGTGGCCATCAGGGGAATACCAAAGCAGGGACATTCGGCATATTAGATGGTATCCGCATCCGCAAACTGACACCTCGCGAGTGTTGGAGGTTGCAAGGTTTTCCAGATTGGGCGTTTGATAGAGCCCAGGCAGTAAACAGTAATAGTCAACTATACAAGCAAGCTGGCAACTCGGTCACAGTTAATGTGATTGAGGCGATAGCGAGAAAATTGGAGGAAACAGATGAACAAACAGGAAGCGATTGAGAAGTTAACAAACATAGCAAATGGTACTGGTTGGGTTACTTGCACGTCAGCATGTAACATCATCTCCCAAATCCACGAACCACAAACGGTTGTGGTACCGAAGTTTGTGGCGGAGTGGATTGAAAAAAAAACTAAGTCCTTGGGTTGGTCGTTTAAAGTCGCTTTAAATAACCCAATAGATAGTGTTTATGGATGGTTAGCCAATAGAAATAATCAAGAAACCTTCGCCCGTGCCTGGCTGGATGGTTACGAGATTGAACGGGAGAAGTTGTACACAGTGGAGATACCTGACCCAAATTGCCTAGATGTTGTCACATTCTTGTGTAAAGAAAATGGAAAGGTATTTATTGGAGGCGATATCTTTTGGGATGAGCTACCCAATTATAACTGGAAAAAAGAACCAGAAAATCAACTCACCGAATCCGAAATCAAACAGGATTTTGAGTGGGCGTGACAGTTTAGGGAAGAGGTGGAGGAAGATAAATGAATACAAATTTCAGGCAATGTGAATGCGGATGTGACCTTTTCACAATAAAACAGAATGTTTCTGGGTTTAGTTACTTTGTTGTCGGAAGTTTTGGGGAAGAAGCTGACAATAGTGGGATGTATGACCATCTTTCTTTTAAAAAATCTTGGAAGTATTTTCGGTGCGTAGATTGCGGTAGAAGAGCTAATCCTGCGGAGGTGGAGTGATGAGCTTTGAGGATAGATTAGCTGAGTTTCGCAGACAGCTTATTTCTGGGGCCATATATAGCCGTCTTCCAGGAAAAAACGAAGAAACGCTAGCGATGATTTCTGTTTATCGTTTTGGAGCACCACTGGCAAAAATAGAAGCAAAAAGATGGTTACAAAAGGTAATGGAAGGGGTGGGGTGATGAGGTCGGAAAAACGTAGTTTAGCTATTAACGAAATGAAGGAGGTTCTCAAAAATAGACCAGTGAAAAAGATTTTTGGTGGTAGAGTTTGGGTAGTGAGTACTGTGAAGCAGGAGGCAGAAAATGATACCGAAGTTTAGGGCTTTGAAAAGCATGAAAGGAGCAGGTAATATGTCAACAATTAAAAAATGGGAGAAAATGACCCAAAAATCAGATATTAAAGACCTAGCTAAAAAGCTTGGTGTATAGCAGTTAAATAGCCGTAGTAAAAATGTTCTTTGAAAATTTAATAAAAACACTTGACTAATGTCCGACAAAAGTATAATATAGTTTTGTCAGACGAAAGGAGTGATGAATTTGTCTGATGTAAAAAAAATAGGACGTCCAACACAAGACCCTAAGAATTTACGTGTTACGATAAGGTTTAATGATGAGCAAAGTCAAAAAATAAAAGACTATTCTCAGAAGAATAACCTTACTACCTCGGAAGTTATTAGAAAAGCGATTGACGACCTTAAATAAACAAAATAGCACATAACTCCCACAGTTTGGCGACCTAAGAGTTATGTACTATCGCTACAGAAAGTGTTTCTGCATGAAATATTATATCATGCAAGACACTTCTTTTCAAGATGCACAAAAGGAGTGTTTTTATTATGGCAAAAAATCAAGAACTTATCAATCATATCCACCTAGCGTTCAAAGAAAAAGGACAATCAGAACAACTTATGCAGTGGGATAATCTCATCTCAATCGTTATCAATCGTGACTTTGACGAACAGAAAGCAAATGTATTCTTTGAGGCTCACGCTTGCTTGTTGTCCGTATTTGCTAATGATTTAATTGAGTTTATGTTAGATATATTTATGGAGGAAGAGGAGTAAATGACAGTAAAGATACAGCGAGAAATTGTCTTCGTAAATGATTGCGGATGTATTTGCGATTTAGATGAATTAGCACAGGCAATTATGTGGTATCAATCCAAGCCTAGTTTATCTAAGAAAAAGATTTATTTGCACGGTAAATATCCAGCAGTATCTATTCATGATAAAAAAAATTCATATACATAGACTTTTGATGAAATATTGGTTACAAGATGATTTGCCGAATGGATACGTTGTTCATCATGTTAATGGCAACAAACTTGATAACAGACGTATAAATCTACAGTTGATTTCTGAAAAAGAGCATGGTAGTTTGCACAATTCAGGTAAGGTACTATCTAACGAACATAAAGAAAGAATTGCTCTCGCTAACAAAAAAAGACGAGGCATTAAGATGAAAAAGCGTGTAAATATTCCGTTATCAGAATTGAAAGAGTTTCTTAGAGAAGGCAAGTCGGTCAATTGGATTGCACAGCATTACAATTGTGATTGGTCAACCGTAAAAAATAGAGTCTATGAGAATCCTGAATTGGTTGAGGAGGCAAGTAATGACTAAAAAACTAGGCGTGCTACTGGTCGATGTGCCAGAGCTGATGTATTTTGACTATAATTACATAATGGACGTAGAGGAAGACGGCAAAATTAAATTTACTGTCAATGAAACGGACATTTTAGAGGAAGTGGTAAAAGTGGCTTATAAATGCATCCAAGAAGAAGCTAAAAAATACCCGCAATTCCGTTGGGTAGCGTTGGAGGATTTGGAATGACCACAGCAGATAAAATCAAATACATCCTACAAAAGACAGGATGGACGAGGGGCCAATTTGCGACCGAGATGGGTGTGACGACTCTATCTGTCTACAAATGGCCAGGCGGACGACCACCGCGACAACGCATGTTGGATAAAATAGACGAGCTGTACGAGCAAGTCAAGCCTTATGAGCCTAGGGTGATAGTTCCGAGAGGGAAAATTCGACTGGTGTACCCGTATTATAGCCATCAGCGACAGCCGTGGGAAAAATAAAAAAAGCCAAGGCACTCTCTGCCCTGGCTGTGGTAAATAACTCACATACATTATACCACAAAAAGGAGACAGAGAGTGAACAAGGCTAAGGCTATATTAAAGGATTTGAGAAATTTAGATTTGTACATCGCTAGCTTGATTAGACGTCGTGAAAAAATCGAAGCCTCTTTACTATCTAGTCCAAAGTGGACAGCGGATAAAGTTTCGGGCGGAGCGAAAAAGAAGCAGGATGATGTCTATGTTGAATTGATGGCAACCGCTGATGACATAGAAAAGAAAACCGCTGAAGCTATTAAGAAACAACGTGAACTACAAAATATAATAGACAATTTAAATGATGACACCAGCAAAACAATTCTAAGCCTGGTTTACATTGACAAGATGTCTATGTATGATGTGATGGACGAAATGAGAATTAGTGACAGGACATATTACAGATTGCTAAGGATTGCCAGGAAAGAATTGGAGCAAGTTTGGCAGTAAATGGCAGTTTTTGGCAGTAATTGTCAGTGCATGGCAGTTTTATTCTGCTAGAATGGTAGTATCAAGAAATAAGGGTAAGGTAGTAAGCCTTGCCTGTTATGGAGAGTTGGCAGAGTTGGTCGAATGCGCCCGTTTGCTAGACGGGTGGCCGCCTACGTGCGGTCCGTGGGTTCGAATCCCACACTCTCCTTTTGGGAATACAAGGTGGACTCCTCTGCTCGGTTGAAAGTCCTAGGTTCCGAAGGCAGTTTTGTCGCAGGTTCGATTCCTGCTGTTCCCGTGTCAAGAGCAAGTAACCCTTGAGAGGTCCTTGGCTCGGAGGTCTGGTCAATCGCATATCGGACCAAGACCTAATATGCATTAGTCACACAACGAAGTGTGGCTTTTTATTTTATTGAGGAACGGAGGTGATGGAAAATTGCTAAGTTAACATTAAAACAACGAAAATTTATTGATGAGTACATCATCTGTGGAAATGCGACGGAGGCGGCGATAAAAGCTGGGTATAGCCCAAAAACAGCTGGAATGGTTGGTTCTGAAAACCTTAAAAAACCTTATATAAAATCTGCCATAGATGAGCGATTGAAACAACTCGAAAGCAGTAAAATAGCAACCGCAATCGAGGTCCTACAAGTTCTCACTTCTATTCTTCGGCAGGAGCTGACGGAAGAGGTTGTCACGCTTAACCCTGTAACAGGCGAGTACGTCACTGTGCAGAAGAAACCTAGTATCGCAGAAGTTATCAAAGCTGCTGGCGAGTTATTGAAACGTTACCCTATCCAAGAACAACTCGAGAAAATCAAACAGGAGAACGAGTTGCTACGTCTTAAAATTGAAACTATCAAGGGCGTTCAATCGGATACACACTTGATGGAAAAATTATTGGAGATAATCGATGGTCAGGATTAATAAGTTATCCGAAAAGCAAAAGGACATCATTAGACGTCCTTTTAATTATGAATTAGAAGTCAACGAAGGTACACCTCGTAGCGGAAAGACCACGGCCGGTCATTTTCGCTACGCCAGATACTTAATTCAAAGCGAAGACGAGAACCATCTAATTGCCGCATACAATCAAGAACAAGCTTACCGACTTTTTATTGATGGCGATGGTACCGGTCTTATGCATATCTTCAACGGGAATTGCTGGATCAAACACGATGACCGCGGCGATCATTTGCTGATTGACACTCCGAAAGGACAGAAGCGGGTTTACTATAAAGGTGGAGGCAAAGTCAACTCTGTTGGTGCTATTACAGGTATGTCATTGGGTTCTGTGGTCTTTTGTGAGATTAACCTCTTGCACATGGACTTTATACAAGAGTGTTTCAGGCGGACTTGGGCAGCTAAACTGCGTTATCATTTGGCAGACTTGAACCCTCCAGCTCCGCAACACCCAGTCATCAAAGATGTGTTCGATGTGCAAAATACTCGCTGGACTCATTGGACCATGGACGATAACCCTATTTTGTCGGAGGAGCGGAAACAATCAATCATCAACAACTTACGCAAAAATCCATATCTTTACAAACGAGATGTGCTTGGTCAGCGTGTCATGCCGCAAGGTGTTATCTACGGCCTGTTTGACATGGACAAGAATATCAAGGATACCTTGATAGGCGAACCTGTCGAGATGTATTTCTGTGGGGATGGTGGTCAGTCGGATGCGACTTCTATGTCTTGTAATATCGTGACTAGAATCCGAGAAAATGGCAGAATTAGTTTCCGTCTTAATCGTGTTGCCCATTATTATCATAGCGGTGCTGATACAGGACAAGTAAAAGCCATGTCAACGTATGCCGTGGAATTGAAGGCATTTATTCAATGGTGTGTTGCTAAGTATCAAATGCGTTATACAGAGGTTTGGATTGACCCAGCATGTAAGTCTTTGAGGGAAGAATTACACAAGGTTGGTATCATAACCCGAACGGCGATGAATAATTCTCACGATGTGTCTAGCAAATCAAAAGGTATTGAAGTCGGTATTGAACGTGGGCAGAATATTATATCTGACGAACGCTTTGTCCTTGTAGAACATAACGAAGAAGAGTACGACCACTACTATTTTTTAAAAGAGGTAGGTTTGTACAGTCGTGATGATAATGGTAAGCCTATTGATAAAGACAATCACGCAATGGATGAATTTCGCTACAGTGTAAATGTGTTTGTCACACGCTATGTCAATTTTATTTAGAGGACGATAAATGGGAATTGTACAATCTATAAAAAACATTTTTTTGAGGAGTAAATACATGGTAACAACAGATACGTTAACCAGCATAGTGGACCATCCGAAAATTGCTGTTAGTCACGATGAGTATGCACGTATCCAAAGTAATTTGACCTACTATGAGAGTAAATGGGACGATGTTATTTATCAAAATACAGCAGGGGAGAAGAAAAAGCGCTCTGCCCAACATTTGCCGATAGCTAAGACTGTTTCTAAGAAACTGGCAAGTTTGGTTTATAACGAACAAGCTGAAATCACGGTTAACAACGGCGAAACAAATAACTTTATTCAGGAAGTTTTATTAAACGATCGATTTAATAAGAATTTCGAACGCTATCTTGAAAGCGGACTGGCTTTAGGGGGGCTGGCTATGAGGCCTTACATAGCGGGAAATAGAATTCGTGTCGCTTTTATTCAAGCACCAGTCTTCTTACCCTTGCAGTCAAATACCCAAGATGTGTCGAGCGCGGCTATCGTTACCAAAACAACAAAAAGAAAAGGTAAGTCCAAACTCTATTACACCCTGATAGAATTTCATGAATGGGACGAGGAAGACTATTATGTTTCAAATGAGCTTTATCGTTCTGAGACTCCTAAAATTGTGGGAGACCGTGTTCCTTTGTCAGAGTTATACGAAGATTTAAAGGAAAGGGTACTTGTTAAAAACGTTAGTCGCCCATTATTTACTTACCTAAAAACGCCCGGAATGAACAACAAAGATATTGATAGTCCGCTTGGTTTGTCCATCTTTGATAACGCTAAGACTACAATCGACTTTCTGAATACTACCTATGACGAGTTTATGTGGGAAGTTAAGATGGGTCAGCGTAGAATAGCAGTGCCTGATAGTATGATCAAGATGAACGTCCAGACCGAAGATGGAGACATTCGTTTTGTCCAACGCTTTGAAGCAGAGCAGAATGTCTATCAGATGTTGGGTACTGAAGAAAAAGGAATTGGTATTACAGACCTTACTACTCCGATTCGTGCAGATGATTACATAAAAGCAATCAATGAAGGTCTGAGTTTGTTAGAAATGCAAGTAGGTGTCTCAACTGGTATGTTTACCTTTGACGGAAAAAGTATGAAAACTGCCACCGAAATCGTATCGGAAAACTCAGACACTTATCAATTAAGAAACAGCATAGTTGCATTGGTGGAACAGTCTATAAAAGAATTAGTCGTGTCTATCTGCGAACTGGCTAAAGGTGCAGAACTTTACGACGGTGATATTCCCGAACTGAAAGATATTGAAGTTAACCTTGATGACGGTATCTTTACAGACCGAAATGCTGAGCTTGATTATTGGACGAAGGCCCTTGCAAGTGGCATCGTCAGCAAAGAATATGCAATGAAAAAAGTTCTAGGCCTAGCTGATAATGAGCTAAAGGAGATTATCCGACAGATTAATCAAGAGAAGCCTAGCTCTAGCGAAGTAGACGAGGAACTCTACGATGAGTAAGTTACCGTTTGACCAAGGAGATGAACAGTTCACCTTAGAGATGAATCAAGTTGCCGATGTCTACCATCAGCTATCCATTGATTTGTTCATCAATGTTATTCGCAGATTGAAGAAAAGAGGTACAGCAGACTTACAAAGAGAGCCGTATATTTGGCAACTTGAAAAAATAAACGACCTGCACATGTTGACAGAAAGCAATGTGAAATTGATAGCCAGTCGTGCGGAGGTCGCTGAGAGCGTCCTACGTGACGTTATTTCGAATGAAGGCTACAAGGTATACAAAGATACTCACGAGCAATTAAAACGCGATACAGGTCAAAATATAGAGCCTCAGCGCTATGTTGTAAAGGAAGCACTGGAATCTTACGCCAATCAGACAACGCAAGAACTTGGAAATCTAATCAATACTCGTTTACCTCAAAGTGTGCAGAACGTTTATAAGTCTATCATTGAACAGACAGTCGCAAGCGTGGTATCAGGTAGTAAGTCCGCAGAACAGGCACTGAACGATACTCTAACAAAATGGAGTGATAAAGGCTTCTATGGTTTTACTGATAAAGCAGGTCGGCGTTGGCGTGCAGATACTTATGCAAAGACTATAATAAAAACGACAGCGCTAAGAGTTTATCGAGATATGAGAGAACGTCCTGCAGAGGAGTTTGGGGTTGAAACATTCTACTACTCGATGAAATCTAGCGCTAGAGCTATGTGTTCTCCACTGCAACACCAGATTGTCACAAAAGGTCCTGCGTTTGAAGCAGATGGAACTAGGGTGTTAAGCCTACTAGATTACGGTTATGGAACTGCAGGAGGTTGTCTCGGTATAAACTGCGGCCACTACTTAACACCGTTTATTGTTGGCGTTAATCAGAAACCAGATTTGCCGAATCATCTCAAAGGTGTCTCCCAGAAACAAGCGGAGGACAATGCTAGAGCAGAAGCTCAGCAACGAGCCTTTGAAAGAGAAATACGCAAGAATAAAGAAAAATCGCGTATTGCTCGTGAAATCGGTGACAAGGAGCTTATTCAAAAATATAAATTAAGAGGATTGACTCTAGAGGGTCAATATAAAACATATCTTGATGACCACAGATTTTTGTATCGTAATATTAAACGGGAAGGTAATATCAGAAATGCGGAAACGTATAAAAATACCTACGAAATTCTTGACAATCGGTTGAAAAAAGAGTATTCTGGTATACTACAAAATTTAGGGGATAGAGCGCCCAAGTCTTATAGTGATTTCAAGTCGTTAAGTAGCTCTGAAAGGGAGTCTCTGAGATATGACAATAGGATTGTCAGCTACTTCAAGGGAGAAATTCAAGAAAAACTGACTGAGAAGCAGAAGCAACAGGCGGTAGAAGCTTACTTTAATTTCAAGAAAGATGGGATAGTATTTGGAGACCATGCGATAGCGCGCTACATAGAGCGTATGAGACGCAAAAACGGAACGTTCGTATACAACTATGAGACAGTTAGAACCGCTTTTTCTCTGCCTCCTAACTATGTATCAGATAGAGATGGTCGAGATGTCAGATATTATAACCATCTTTTGTACATCACGGAGCCTCAAAGCGACATTGTGGTTACTATGATGAAACGTAAAAATATGAAAGGATTTACCCCAAAATGAAATACAGTCAAAAAGTTTTAGATATGTTGGAACAAGCGGTAAGCGGACAGCTTGAAGATTTTTGGGATTTTTCATTTGACTTCAATGCTTTGTTCGGTGAGGATGAAGAGTTTGCGGATGCATGGGAATCGGAAAATCCTGAAATGTTTGATATGCTGAACGATTACGATTTGATGATGTTCCTTGAGGAGCATAATACAAACGATACTCAAGGCTTTATAGAGTTCCTTAAACCGTATTACGAAAAAGCAAAACAATTAGTAAAATCCTAGCACCTAGAGAAATCTAAGTGCTTTTTTGTTGCAGAAAAAATAGAAAGGAGGTGCACAATGAATAAACGTATGAAGAAGAAACGTGAACTGATTGAACAAGTTCAGGGAACTAAAGAAGCTGTTGATATTGCATTGAACATCATTAACAGTCTACTTGATGAAAACGCCAAACAGGCAAATGAAATTTCTGAGCTACGTTCCATTATCGAACGCAATGCCCAGGCTACTAATTCAAGGTTTGATTATCTTGAAAAGAAGGTAGCCGATAAGGTTTCTAAGAAGTCTTGGTTTAGTTGTAAATAAGGAGAAGTCGTAGTAATACACGGCTTTTTCTTTTGTCTAGAAGAAGGAGATAAGTGTGAAATACCGTAAAAAACCAGTAGTGATTGAAGCAATTCAATTTTTTGACAACCCAGAAACATTGGCTAATCTTTCTGAGTTGGGGTTAGACCCTGTTAATATTGATTACGAAATCCCATCAATGCCTGTACTTAAAATTCCCACTTTAGAAGGGATAATGACGGCGATTGAGGGCGATTTTATCATCAAGGGCGTGCAAGGCGAGTTTTATCCGTGTAAACCAGGTATCTTTGCCGAAACTTATGAAATCGCAGATTAGGAGGTAATCCCACATCTTGACAGCAGGAAAGACTGCTATAAACAACTGTAAATTACCGTAAACCGTGTCGAATTCGATGTGGTTTTCTTTATGCCTTTATCCGCAGGCGTTAAAGAACGGAAATATAAGCGACCAATCGCTGAACATTGGAGGATAGCCGAATGGCAGAAGAACAAACAGTAGACCGCGCTACCGAAAACGTGGAAGAAGTAGCTGAAAAGACTTTCAGCCAAGAAGATGTCAATCGTGTGGGTAAAAAAGAGCACAAAAGTGGGTATGCTAAAGCAATTAAAGACCTAGGCTTTGCTGATGTAGAATCCGCCAAAGAAGCTCTGAAAGCTTATGAAGATTGGCAAGAGTCGCAAAAAACTGAAGCAGATAAGCAGACAGAACTACTTGCTTCAAAAGATAGGGAATTGGCATCAGTTTTAGATGCGAATAAACGACTTGAAGCCAAACTGTCAGCTTTGACTCAAGGTGTTAATGCTGACTCTGTTGACGATGTTATTGCTTTATCGGAACGTTTAGTCAATGAAGATACGACGATCGATGAAGCAATTAAGCAAGTTGTCGGTAAATATCCTCAATTTGCAACTGCTCCAAATACTACCGAGAAGAAACCTACTTTTACGGTGGTAGATAACCCGAGTGCAAGCGCAAAGACAGATGTGTCAAAAGACCAATTTAAGGAAATGACATATATGGAGCGCCTTGAACTCAAGCAAACAAACCCTAAATTATATGAACAACTGAAAGGAAACTAATATGGCAACAGGATTAACAAAAATGGAACAAATGCTAGACCCTGAGGTTCTAGCGGATATGATTGATGCAGAAATCGGGAAAGCTATCCGATTTGCGCCACTTGCAGAAGTAGACACAACCTTACAAGGTCAACCAGGTACAACTTTGACCGTACCAAAATGGGACTACATTGGCGATGCGGAAGAAGTCGCCGAGGGTGAACCAATTCCAGTTACTCAACTTGGTTTTACAAAAACCAAAATGACCATCAAGAAGATTGGTAAATCTGTAGAAATCACAGACGAAGCGATTCTCTCTGGCTATGGCGACCCAGTAGGTCAAGCGGCTAAACAAATCGTTCAAGCTATTGACCATAAAGTAGACGCGGACGTTTTGGTAGCTCTTCAAGGATCTACTCAGACCGTTACGGCAAGTATCACGGTCGATGGTCTGTCTAAAGCGCTTGATATTTTCAATGACGAAGATGATACACCAACCGTTTTAGTTTTGAACCCTGCAGATGCTTCTGCATTGCGACTTGATGCAGGCAAGACATGGCTATCTGCAACGGAACTTGGTGCAAGTCGTATCGTTTCTGGGGTGTATGGTGAAATTCTAGGGGTGCAGATTGTACGTTCTCGTAAATGTCCAAAAGGGACAGGTTTCTTGGTCCGTGAAGGTGCTCTGAAAATTATGTTGAAACGTGAAACCATGGTGGAAACTGACCGTGATAAGAAGCGCTTGATTAACGCTATTATTGCGAACAAACATTACGGTGTATACCTTTATAAGGCTGAAAAGGCAGTTAAAATCACGTTCGCTCCTTCTGTGTAAGAAAGGAGATGACGGATGCCTAAATACACTGTAAAGAAAGCTTATATAGATAAGGATACATGTCTTCTATGTGAAATCGGAGACGTTGTAGAACTGACAAAAAAGCGCGCCGATGAAATTAACGAGGCAGGAAAGCTCTATTTCGGAAATGAGGTAGAGCTTGTCAATGCCCTCAAAGTTGGTAAAACAGAAGCGGTTTCTGAGTGATATAGCTAGAAAGGGTGAAGGACATGAATTTCTTAACCTTTGAAGAAGTTGTTGAAATTCTCGGCTCTGACAGGGTCGCTCACGAGAGCTATAGTCGCTTTATTTCTAAAGCTGAGGAAGTTGTTGATCAGTTGACAAATCGATACTATCAACAACATAAACTAGAAGATGACCCTGTAAAATTTAGAGCCAAGCAGTTTAAAAAAGCCATCTGTATGCAACTGATTTACTTTTCCGATATGGAAACAGATACCTTTGAAGGATTAAACCGTGAACCGGAACATATCAGTATTGGCCGTACTTCTATTTCAAAATCATCCGGCAAGACAGGAACCGGTAATTCTAGGACAGTACCATTGGTGGCGCAAGATGTCTATGGTTGTTTAACAGGGACAGGCTTGCTTTATAGGGGGATTTGATATGAGAATGCCAAAGCCACCTATAGAAATGTTGAATGAAACTGTCGGTTATTTGGAATATATCGGAGAAGGCGATTATAACAAACGAGAGTATGGTGATGAACAGACAATTCACCATGTGCGAATCGACCGCTCATCGAAATATTCTTGGAACGGGAAGAGCAAGGAAATCCAGTATAAAGCAGTTGTGCTATGTTACCAAGGATTGACTACTCCGTTACCTAATTTCAAAGAACAGTCAATACTTCGTTTTGATGGGGTTGACCATGTTATCGTCAATGTGATTCCAAATAAGGAACCATTTAAAGACGCGCTGTATTCAGTAGAATTGGAGGTACTGTAGTGTCTATTTCGATTCAAGTTGATTTGAAGGGGGCAAAAAAGAAACTGAGCGACCACAATATTCGTAGAGGACGCATTGCGATGTCTAGCCAAATTTTGCTAGATAGTGACCAATATGTACCTAACCGAGAGGGACATTTGAGACCTTCTGGTCATATGTCTCGTGACGGGAAAGAGGTATCATGGAATACGGTATACGCTAGAGCACAGTTCTACGGTAAAAATGGAATTGTTACTTTCAGGAAGTATACAACACCAGGAACCGGCAAACGTTGGGACGAAAAAGCTAAAGCAATCCACATGACGGATTGGGTTCAGCGTTTTGTGAAAGGAGCAGGTTTCTAATGGACTTTCTTCATCAGCTTAAAAATCATATTAACGAAAATCTGAATTTGCCCTTTCAAATGAAAATCGGGTATTTAGATGACCAAGAAAGTTTGGTTGTCTACACTCTGCCAGGTAGCTCGGTGAAAAGGGTATACTACGATGGTACGAGAGAATTAACACTTAATATCGAGATTGCAATTAAGTCTAAACAAGGTCAATTAGCTGAGGAATCTCTTTGGCAGATAGCGAGTCTTTTGGAGGTTCTAGAAGACCTGCCTAGCGCTAACGGGAGCTTTGAATTAGAAGATATAGAGGTGACGAGTCGTCCGTTTATGAATGAGGTTCATGAGCAAGGGTGGCTTGTCTTTTTATTAAACGCAAAAGTAAATATAACACAATTAAAGGAGAATTAATCATATGGCAAAGCATAAGAACGCACTGCGTGGGCATTTTATTGCACCGTTTACATCCATTGACGCCAAACCAAGCATAGACGCATGGCTTGAATTGGCTAGATGGATTTCTGATGTAACGGATGATACAGACGAAAAAGTTGATGAACAGGCCTATTACGACAGTGATGGGACAGAGGAAACGGTCGTTACTGGTGTAAAAGTTGCCTATTCATTTGAAGGGTTGTACGACCCCGAAGACAAGGCGCAGAAGCATATCGCTGATTTGAAACTCAAATTAGGAAATGACCGTCTTGTCTGGCACAAAGTCGTATCTGCTGATAAGAAGAAAGAGTGGGTCGGACTTGCGACTGTAACCGAAATTATTGCAGGTTCTGGGGCAGCTTCTGAGTACGAGAAGTTTGGATGTAAGATTTCCTATAACTCTATTCCGGAAGAGTCTGTGCCAGTAGGTGGCTAGAGGGGTCTTGTACCTCTCTTTTTGTTTATTGAAAAGGAGAAGATATGGCAAACGGTATCAGTGTTGATGTTGTTCGTAGCGGTTTTCCAGTCAGTATTGGGCCGGTAGAACTTTGGTTTGATACTTCCGATGAATTTTTAGTGACTTTCTTCGATTTGGAACAGGAAGCTCAAAAACGGTTGGCAGAGTTTGAAAAATCAATCGTCGAAGCGAATTTGGATAATAGCTTAGAAGAAGGTATTACTAAGGACACCTTGATTGGAGCTATCGACCTAGAGAAAAAACTACTTGAAATTCAGTATGATCTACTCTTTGGTGACGGGACATTCAAGAAATTATATGCAGAATTTCCAGACCATCAAGCATTAGATTTAACGCTTGAAAAGGTAGCTACATTGATTGAAGCGAAATTGTCTGAGTTGAAAATTGAGCGTGAAAACATTGTAAAAGAACGTATCAACAAATATAAGAAAAAATCTAAAACTGCTAAGAAGTAGGTGGTCAAATGAGATTAAATGACCCTCTTTATGACAGTTTCGAATTTGATGGTGTCGTTTATCCGTTAGACCTATCTTTTAATAAAGTCTTAGATACATTTGATTGTCTACGAGATGATTTGTTGTCTGACTTGGATAAAGTCCAGTCTTGTGTCGGTATTATTACAGGTAATTTTGATGTTGAGTTTTCTCTTGCAATTGATTTGTGGCTACACATTCGTAAGCATTTTATTGATAGTCAAGAAGACGACGAAGTGCAGTATGACAGGCAAGGGAATCCGATGCCTCAAATCAAGAATGAGGAAACAGGTCCGCGTCTAATAGATTTAGAGAAAGACGCAGAATACATCTATGCTAGTTTTTTACAAGCTTATGGAATTAATTTGTTGAAAGTTCAGAATCAACTATCGTGGCAAGAATTTAAAGCTCTACTTAATTCCTTACCAGATAATACGGTTATGCAACAAATCGTGCAAATTCGCGCATGGAAACCAAGTAGCGGTGAAAGTTCTGACTATAGACAGAAAATGAGACAGCTACAAGCTAAATATCGATTAGATGACGGAGAGGAGGAAGAAGATGGCAGCTGATGGAAAGGTAACCATACTAGTTGATGTTGATGGTAAGCAAGTCAAGGTCTTAAATAATGAACTGGATAAGGTTGCGGAAAAAGGCAAAAAAGGCTCTACTTCCCTCAAGAACTTCGCTTTGGGCGGAGCGGTTTTCTCTTTAGCTAAAAAAGGTGTCGATTTACTGGTTAGCTCGCTTGATGGAGCTATTAAACGATTTGATACATTGGAAAAATTCCCTCGAGTTATGAAAGCGATGGGCCATAGTGCAGAAGATGTTGCTAGTTCAACAGACAAGCTCGCAAATGGCATTGACGGGCTACCTACAACTCTGGATGAGGTTGTGGGTACAGCTCAACGATTGACGTCTATTACGGGAAATCTTCGGAAATCTACAGATACTACACTAGCCTTGAATAACGCATTCCTTGCCTCAGGCGCTTCAAGTGCAGATGCAAGTCGTGGTCTAGACCAGTTTAGCCAGATGTTATCTGCGGGGACAGTGGACTTGCAATCATGGAAGACGTTGCAAGAAACAATGCCGTATGCTCTACAAAAGACTGCTGAAAGTTTTGGATTTGCAGGAAAATCCGCACAACGTGACTTTTATGCAGCTTTGAAGAGCGGACAAATTACCTTTGATCAATTTTCAAACAGATTAGTTGAATTAGACAAGGGTGTAGGAGGTTTTGCGGAGTTAGCTCGAGAAAACAGTAAAGGGATTGCTACATCGTTTAATAACTTAAAAAACGCAGTTGTCCGTGGTGTAGCTGGGACAATTAAAGCTTTAGATGATTTATCTAAAGAAGTATCAGGCAAAACTATCGCAGAGCACTTCGATAGCATGAAGGTAGTGATTACTGCTGCTTTCAAAGTTGTAAACGGTGCAATCAAGTCTTCTACTCCTGTATTCATTTTTTTGTTTGGTGTTTTGGATAAAGGTATTGATACAGCACAAGCCTTGACCCCCGTATTGATAACTTTAGGCTCAGCTATTTTGGCGATGAGGGCAGCTAATACGGTTATTAGCGGTATCGAGAAGTTGCGGGTACTGCTTATCCAAACAAGCGCAGCCGCTGGTATGCAAGCCACAACTATGAAATCTCTCCTTGCGGTGCAAGCAGTTAGCAAAACACAGACAATGGCAGAAACTGTAGCTAGAATGCAACAATTAGGCGTGTTGAAAATGTCTGCTCTAGCCCATGCTTTGAAAACAAAAGCGATGACTGCGGAGCAAGTTGTCACTGTACTATCTACTGCTGCAACTAATGCCAACACTACAGCCGAAATGTTGAAATATAAGGCTATGTCAGCGGGTGTTCTAGTTCATGGTCTGTTAACGGGAGCTATTAGTATTCAAACTTTTGCAACCATTGCAAGCACCGCAGCTGTAACGGCGTTTAATGTTGCTCTTACTGCTTTAACAGGTCCTATAGGCTGGGTAATCGCAGGTATCGGATTGTTAGTCGGTGCTGGTGTTGCGTTATGGCAATGGCTGACAAGGGAATCAGAAGAGTCTAAGCGTCTGTCTAAAGCGCAAGAGGAGTTGGCAGAAAGCACAGACAATCTAAAGAAATCTGTTAAAGATAGTGCAGTAGCACGAAAAGATAGCCTACAAGACGTGGAAGCTAATCGTGAATCGTATAAAAAACTTTCTGCGGAAATTGTCGCTCTTTCACAAAAAGAGAATAAGTCTGCCGCCGATAAGAAGAATTTGCAGAAGAAGATTCAGACACTTAATGACTCTGTGGAAGGTTTGAACTTGGCCTACGATAAAAACACGGATTCGTTGTCGCACAATGCCGAACAGATTAACGCTCGTATATCTGCAATGGAGGCTGAGAGTACATGGGAAACTAGCCAAAAAAACTTGCTGGATATTGAGCAACAACGTGCTGATATTGGAGCGCAATTAGCTGAGATTGCCAAGTTGCGTACGGAGTGGAACAACGCTTCTGATGTTTCAGACGCTAAGCGACGAGAAGAGTTGAAAAAGCTGAACGAACAGGAACTTGAACTACAAGCAACTCAGGCTGCTTTACAGACTGAGTACGAGCAAACTTCTGCAGTCCAGCAAGCAGCAGCCGAAGCAATGGCTGCTGCAGCCGAAAATGGTACAAATCGACAAGTCATTGCTTATGAAAATATGTCAGAAGCACAAAAAACAGCTATTGATAATATGCGTTCTAAGTATGGCGAGCTACTTGAAACAACGACAGGTATGTTTGACGCAATCGAGCAAAAATCGGCTATATCGATTGAACAAATCAATGCTAATTTAGAGACGAACCGTGCCGCTATTGAACAGTGGTCCTCTAACCTTGCTATTTTGGCAGAACGTGGTGTTGACCAGGGAGTCTTAGAGCAGTTACGTCAAATGGGTCCAGAAGGCGCTGCGCAAACTCAGGTTTTTGTTAATGCGACCGATGAAGAGTTGGCGGTCTTGCAAGAGAATTTTAGAGCTAACGCAGAAGCAGCTAAAAACGCTATGGGAAGCGTTATGGACTCTGCCGGTGTAGAGATACCAGATAAGGTAAAAGGTCTAGTAACCAATATAACAAGCGGCTTGCAAGCTGAACTAGCAAATGCCAATTTTGCTTCGTTGGGCGAAGAAGCCCTTAACGGTGCGGCAGTAGGAATAGAAAATGGCTCTGCTAAAGCTGTAGAAGCCACGAAGTCTGTGGGGACAAAAATACAACAAGGGTTCAAGGAAAATCTAGGTATTCACTCGCCTTCAAGAGTGTTTACCGAGTTTGGTGGGCATATCACGGAAGGTCTTGCGAATGGTATCACTAACGGCACTAATTCTCCAGTTGGCAAAGTGAAGAATCTAGCAGTTAAATTGAGAGAACCTTTTTCAGGAATCAGCGGTAGATTTTCGGAAATTGGAGCAATGGCGATGCAAGGTTTGGCAGGCGGTATCCAAGCTAATGCTGGAGTTGCTATCGCTGCCGCTAATTCTGTGGCAAGTCGAGTAACTTCTACGATTAAGCGTGCTTTAGATATTCACTCTCCGTCTCGTGTCATGAGAGATGAAGTCGGGCGATTTATTCCTCAAGGTATCGCGGTCGGCATCGAAGCAGATAAAGATGTCCTTGAACGTACAATGGCTAAACTGAAACAGTCAGTTACGATTACTGCACCAGAAGTGTCACTAGGATTGGATAAGAGCTTGGCTAGTCAAGTGACGGTAAGAAGTAGTAGCAAGCATACTGTGACCGAAAAAATCGAACATGTGTTTGATAAATCTAAAGAACAAGTCAATCGTGCATTGGAGATTGCAGAAGAAGCTTTGCAAAGACCTGTTTACATGGTGCTTGAGGATGGAACTTTGGTAGGCAGGTTGGGAGAAAAACTCTCTCACTATCAGAGTCCAGCAGATAAAATCGATATGATGTTAAGGAGGATTTAATGACAAATTTATCAGTTGTTTTTAATGGCTATGATTTATCGCAAGTCATGCGCATTACTGATATTAAACGTTCTATCGGCAATAGTAGGAGTGTCTCAACAAATGACGCTCCAGCTATTGGTGTTAACGTACATGATATAAAAATAGGTCCTAAAACTATCAAAGTCGGTTTTACTCTTAAAGGGACAAATTTAGAAAGTGTTAAGCACGAATTAGCCGGTGTATTTCGAACTGACGAGGTGGCGCGCTTAACCTTTTCTGATGAACCCGATAAATATTATCTGGCGTTAGTTACTGGTGAGATTGAACCAGACAATATTCGTAGTTGGTATCAAAAGGGGGAAATAGAATTTCTAATCCCTGACGGCGTCGCTCATTCGACTGCCTATAAACGTTTTGACAATCCAAGAGAAGAGAATGGGAAACTGGTCTTTGATTTAGTGAATAACGGCAATGTACCCGCTCCTCCTGTCATTACGGTAAAACACAACTCCGAGAACGGCTATATTGGCATCGTAAACCAAAGCACCGCTCTAGAAATCGGAGACCGAGAAGAAGCAGACACGGAGACGTATAAGCGTTCGGAAATTCTTTTCGATTATGTCTCTGACAACGGTATTGTCAAAGGCTTTGCGCAAGGTCAAAAAAACACAGCCATTCTAAATGATTTATCGCAATCGTTAGACACTCAATTGTATATAAAGAACGAGTTCGGTCGCCCGCACTTAGCTATGGGGAGTCGAGGTGCTGGTTCTGGACCGCATCATGCTGGTTCTATTACTTGGGAAATTCCGCTGGACAGTAGTAGTGATAGAGGTGCTTTGAATGAGTATATTTGGTGGAGACAAATCTTCTGGGCTGGAAATGTCATACAAAAAGGTTTTATCAAACTAGCAGTCTCTGATGCAGAAGGCCGTTTTTTGTACGGTGTAGAAACATTCAAACGCGGAAACGGCATTGATTCAGAATTCAATCTGCTTGTTTCAGATGGTCGCAGTGGATACAAGATTTTGAAGAGCTGGCCGTTTAAATGCACACATTTAGATAGCGACAATCCGTTCAATGCAGAGAGAGGCTGGGCGGATATTCTAAGACGTGATGATATGTTACAGGTACACTGGTGGGGTTCGTATCCTCAATTCTATGTTCCAGAAATAAAGGGTCGGAAATCCGCAAAGATTCACGTCGCTTTAGGCGCTTTGGGAGGTCACCCGCATATCCATCACATGTATTTAGACAGCATTGTCTATCGTAAGGACTTCGTAACAGGAATCACAGATATTCCTAATCGTTTCCAGATTGGTTCTACTGTAGTGCTGGATGTTGAAAAAGACTTGGTTACAATCGATGGACTGCCCGCAAATAATCAGGTTGTGGATGGGTCTGGTTGGAATTTGACTATTCCACCAGGCAAGTCTCAGTTAGAAATGTTGTTCTCTAACTTTATTCAAAAGACTCCGACCGTCTCCGTAAACATTGAAGAAAGGCACTTATAGATGATTTTAACGATTCATGACAATACTTTACAAAAAGTCGCCTTTATTGATAACAATAAACAGGGGACGTTGAATTTTTACAACGATAAGTGGACGCGTTACCTGAGTAAGGCTAGCAGTCTTTTTGGGTTCACTGTGTTCAAAAAGACTATCCAGACGGATGTTATTCCTTATCAAACTGCAAACGCGCTAAATGATCAGTCGTTCGTTTCGTTTGTATACAAAGGACGGACATATCTCTTTAATGTCATGACTATTGAAGAGACTGAGCATACTATTACCTGTACTTGTAAAGATTTGAACTTGGAGTTGACTAACGAATACACCAATCCATTCAAATCTGACAAAGCTCGTACATTCAAAGAATATTGCGATGTTATGGGCTTGTTGGATTTTGCAGCTTTACGAATTGGCGTCAATGAAATCTCTGATCAAAGGCGTACACTTGAATGGACAGGCCAAGATACCAAGTTGAACCGCATTCTATCGCTGGCTAATAAGTTTGATGCAGAAGTTGATTTTGAGGTTAAACTGAACGCTAACGGGACTATCAAAGATTTTATCTTGAACGTCTATCGAGAACACGATGATAAACATCAAGGTGTCGGAAAAGTTCGGTCTGACATTATTTTGAAAAAAGGCAAAAATATTCGTTCTATTAAGCGTAAGATTGATAAAACGGATTTGATTGTCAATGCCATTAGACCGACTGCACAAGGCGAAAACGGTCAAGAAATAACCATCGCAGGGTTAGGACCTTGGGAAGTAAAAAATGAAAATGGAGTGGTGGAGTTTTTCCAACAAGGAGATATGCTCTACGCTCCTATTTCTATGCAGAAATACCCATCCACATGGACGGGTTCTACTGGCAATCGTGATAAATATACTCGCAAAGATATTACTGTGGATACTAAAAGCAAGGAAACACTTAGGACACAGGCTTACAAAGAGTTAATGCGTTCAGCTTATCCGTCGGTTACTTATGAAATTGATGGTTATGTTGATTTGGAGATAGGAGATACCGCCAAGGTCTACAACGGAGATTTCTATCCCGCTTTGTTGCTAGAAGTGCGCGTTTCAGAACAAACTATTAGTTTCACTAAGCCAAGTACGAATAAGACTGTATTTGACAATGTCAGAGCGCTTAAAAGCAAGTTGTCAAGTGGTATTCAGGAGCGTTGGCAAGAACTATTCGAAGCTTCTAAACCCTACCTTATCAAACTGGCTACTGATAATGGCGTTATTTTCAAGAATGGAATTGGTCAATCCATTGTGACACCCACTCTTTACAAGGGCGGTAGACCAATAACTGCCAACGTGACTTGGCGCTGGTCTTTGGATGGCGCTGTGAAAACGGGGATGGCCTACACAGTCCGTGGTGCAGATGTTACAGATACATCTACTTTGACGGTGGCAGCATACATAGGTAACGATGAGGTTGCTGTTGATGAGCTGACGTTTGTAAACGTATTGGATGGCCGAGATGGTGTAAAAGGCGAAAAAGGAGACCCTGGACAAAAAGGGTCTGATGGACTTCCAGGTCGTGACGGAGTGGGTATTCGTTCGACGACCGTCGCTTATGCTAGTTCAACCAATGGTGCCACGGCACCGACGACTGGTTGGACTGCGGTAGTTCCGACTGTTGCCCCTGGTAATTATCTTTGGACTAAGACGGTATGGACTTATACAGACGGTAACACGGAGACTGGCTACAATGTCTCTCGTATCGGTCGTGATGGTAATACTGGGCGTGATGGTATCGCTGGTAAGGACGGAGTAGGTATTCGTTCAACGACGATTACTTACGGAAAATCGACATCTGGCACAATTCAGCCAACGTCATGGACATCTCAGGTACCAAGCGTCCCTAACGGTCAATTTTTGTGGACAAAAACCGTTTGGGCATATACGGATAATACTTCAGAAACTGGTTACTCAGTGGCTAAGATGGGGGAAATAGGTCCTACAGGCGCAAAGGGTGACCGAGGGGCTACAGGTCCACAAGGTGCTGATGGTAGAACCCAGTACACCCATATTGCTTATGCCGATAATGCAACTGGTGGTGGCTTTAGTCAGACAGACCAGACAAAAGCATACATCGGCATGTATCAAGATTTTACTGCTATCAACTCTACCAACCCAACAAGCTATCGCTGGAGCAAGTGGAAAGGCTCTGATGGAGCCCAAGGCATACCTGGACCTAAGGGGGCAGACGGTCGAACTCCGTACATTCATTGGGCTTACTCGGATAGTGCGGACGGTACAGGCTTGACCACATCGGATAATGGTCAGCGGTATATTGGTCACTATTCAGACTATACCCAAGCAGATAGCACAGACAAAACTAAGTATCGCTGGGCTGATAGGTGGGCAAAGATTGAAGTTGGTGGACGGAACATTTTACGGAACGCCACTTTCTCGAACCCGAAAGAGCGCTCTGAGACATTTACGGTTGGAGGTACTACCTACAAGAATATAGAGATTCCTAATTGGGGTAGTATGTACAACAGTGGAATTACAAATCCAACAATATCTTATCATGCGTTTTATCGTGAATCATTTAATGGCACCGGACCAGTTATTGAATTTAATGAGTCTAATGGTCAGCGCAACTGGAAAGCACTTTACCAAACATTGCAAGCAAGCGACCTTAGAGTGGGTAAATATACTTTCTCCGCAGACATTTTTGCTACTGGTGTTGGTACTAAAATTCGGTTTGGTATTTACTACTACAATAAGGCTGGTCAGCAAAGTTTCCATTCTGGGCTAACGACAATCGATATATCTACGATTAACAAGTGGCATAGGGTATCTGGCAATCTAAAATTAAATGATGATATTGATTTCAACAGAGAAGTCAGAATCCATATCTACGCTTACGACTTTACTACAAATTCCATCCTATATTTGACCAAGCCGCAACTAGAGGAAGGAACAGTTGCGACAACGTTTGGCGAAGCGCAGGCCGATGTTGAAAAACGTATCGACGCAAAAGCCGACCAAGCATTTACCCAAGAGCAACTCAATTTACTAAACGAGCGGGCGGGTATCATGCAAGCGGAGCTGGAAGCCAAAGCGAGTCTCGACACTGTAAACAACATCTTGAAACAAATCAAAGATATGAGAGCAGCCGACGAAGCTACATGGGCCAAAGTTGAAAAGGACCTGATAACTCACTTACAGCGTGTCATAAAAATTGAGACAAACCTAGGAGACCAAGCACAGCGCTGGAATGCGGTAGATACCTTTATGCAGGTCTCAAACGATGGTTTGTCACTAGGTAAGGCAGACGGTAGCTCCAGCATGTTGTTTAGCCCAGATGGACGTATCACGATGTTTTCGAGTGGTACTCCAGTCATGTATGTGGATAAAGGGGTTATCCACATTGACAACGGTATTTTTTCAAAGACGGTTCAAATCGGACGTTTTAGAGAAGAACAGTACCATAACAATCCAGACATCAATGTTAAACGGTATGTTTATTAGAAAGGGATAGCTTGAAAGTATGGCAGTATTTAGATATTCAGGGAACTGGAGAGGTTTCCTAGAAGGCACATCATCCACCGTCAGTCAAGATATAAGCGGAAACAGCTCAGTAATCAAGATTGATGTTTGGATAGGAATGGACACAGGGTGGAACATTGAGTTTGGTAATACTTACGGCAATACCGTCACCGTCACTTGTGATGGTCAATCTCAAACTATTGCCGTAGGTCCTCTATACCTCAATGGCTCCAAAAAGCATTTAGGCTCAGTACAGTTTAGAGTGGGGCACAATGCTGACGGAACAAAATCAGCAGGAATTGGCTTGAGTTCTAATATGAGCAATATCAGCTATGGAACTTTGAACTTTGGTAATGCTTCGGGGAACTGGGTTCATGGACTAACCACAATCCCACGTTCCAGTTCTGTAAGTGTTAGCCCTGGTGTCATTGGTAGTGCACTTACTATCAATATCAACCGTCAAAGCTCTAGTTTTAAGCACGTTGTCCGGTATGCCTGGGGAAACAAATCAGGGACAATCGCAACCAATGTAGACACATCTACAACTTGGACTATCCCACTTGATTTCGCAAATGATATTCCGAACTCAACAAGTGGGACTGGTACAATCTACGTTGATACCTACTCAGGTTCAACAAAAACAGGTACGCAATCAACCGCCTTTACAGCAAGCGTTCCAGATAGTATCAAGCCCAGTTTGACTGGTTTCACACTGGTAGACGGAAATACTGCAGCTAGGACGCTGATTCCAGGAGAACAACAGTTTGTGCAGATTGTTTCGAATATCGCTGTACATTTCGGACAAGCAACAGGGGCATACGGATCAATTATCAGTGGTTACTACGCAGAAATTGTCGACAGGAACCAATCTACCAGTCAAAATGGTGGTAGCTTAGGGATCATGAACTACCATGGTCAGGTTACTATACGAGCAAGGGTGACAGACAGCCGTGGTCGAACGAGTAACATGATAGAGCGAACTGTGACAGTGTTGGAATATTTTGCACCAGCTTTCAACTTTAGCGTGGAACGTTCAGGAGCGACATCGAGTACATTCTCTATTCTCAGAAACGCTCGTATAGCTCCGCTGACGGTAGGTGGTAGCCAGCGAAATATAATGACTTTAACTTTTCGTGTAGCTACAGCTGATAGCAATAATTACACGCCAGACAATGGTCCGGCATCTGGTACTTTTACGACCTTGGCGAGCCTGACAAATTCACTGGCCAATCTATCAGGTACTTATTCTTCTGATAAGTCGTGGGATGTCATAGGAATACTTGAAGACAAGTTCACTCGTTCGGAGTTTAAAATCAAAGTTTCGACCGAAGCGGTAGTATTCAGCTACGAGAAGGGCAACCGCTTTGCGGTTGGTAAAATCGTAGATACGAACCTTCCGGGAGGGTCTATAGAGTCAACAGGCGGGTATTACTTGAATGGTAAGCCAATTCAGAACTATGCGCTAACAAGTCTAAACGGTGCATCTATAGAAAGATATAACGAGGATTTGAACCGCATTACTGAACCTGGTTTTTATATTGTAAACACCTCTATGAATGTACCTGTTTCTGGACATACTTACTACTATTTAGAAGTCATCAGACACGCAGTCAATGCTAGTAGTTATGTTATGCAGCGAGCGACATGTCGCTCGCATACTCAGCAAACATATGTACGTATATGTGAAGGCGGCACTTGGGGACAGTGGAAAGAACAGGTGTTAGCCGACCACCCAATGCTACAAGAGAAACCACTAAAGGCATTGACGATGGGATTTCCGTATGGACTTAATGCTACTTTGACGCGCAAAGATAACTTAGTCACTATCTCACTCAATCGCCGCATTACTAACATTGATGTATTTGAGTATAGGCAAATGATTGAGACTATCCCGTTAGGGTATCGACCGACAGCTGAGGCTCACATGGTCATTGTACCTAATTCAGGTAGCTTCACAAAATCACCGTCGATATTACATTTCGCATCAGATGGAAAAATTAGGTTAACGAATGGGACTGGGGGTGCTCATGTATATACTGGCACGATTACATACATCACTAATGACCCATATCCAAGTTAGAAAGGAACAGCTATGAGGTTAAAATTTGGAAACAAATCGTTGGAATATACGCAAGGGGAACATCCGAAAACTAGAGTATTACTTATCAATGATGAGGGAGCTATGTATCCCATCTATTTCGATAAAGAAGCTATTGATAAGTCAGATGCAGAACTGTTTGAGTTGGCACTCGAGAAAATCTATCAAGAAAATTTCCCGAACAGAGCAGAAGATGAGAAATTCAATGCGATTGGCAAGCGTCTTGCCAAGGTTGATGATATTGCCGAAGAAGCTACAAAGAATCTTGAAAAGGTTAAAGAGCAAGTTACTATGTCTGCGTCATCCCGTGCTGCATTCTTGCAGGTCGTTATGACATTGTATGGGAAGGGGTTGCTTACGGATGAAGATTTATTGCAAACTGGTCTATTTGATGATGAAGTTGTCGAAGAGGCCTTGGAACTTATTTAAAAATAAAGATTGGAGAACAGATATGATGATTAAACTTTACGCAATTGAAATTTTCGAAGGACGTATCAAATATAAAGATTTGCCTTTTTCAGATATTATCAAAAATAAAATCAAGGCTTATCTCACAAAGATGGTTGAAGATGAGGAAATCTTGGCTGAACTGATTAGCGAGGAATAGCCTATGCATATCAGACCAGAACATGTATATGCGTTAGTTGGATTTGTGTCTACAGTCGTTGGATTGTGGACTAATTTCTCGGCCAAGATTACAAAGCAAGAGAATCGTATTACAGTATTGGAGAAGGATATTGAAAATCTCAAAGAATTCAAGGAAAGCGCTAATCGTCGACTAGATAGTCACGATGAGCAAAACAAGGCAATCTTGGTCCTTGCGGAGCAGGTCAAAAGCATGGGAGAAGATATCCGAGAGCTAAAACGCGTCATTATGAAAGAGGGGTAACATTCATGAAAATTAACTGGGGCGTACGTTTACGCAATAAAACATTTTGGTGGACACTAGTACCGTTATTGGTACTTTTGTCTCAACAATTGGGCTTTAATTGGGTCCCTGAGAATTGGGAATCGACCTTTGCGACGATTATGTCTATCTTGACTGTTGTCGGTATCATCAATGACCCGACGACTGCGGGAGTATCAGATAGCAAGCAGGCTCTTGACTATTACGAGCCAAAGGCAGACAAACGATGAGGATATTAAAGACAACATTTTGTGTGTTGGCGCTGATTATTTTGGCGCCAATTGCATTTCTACTTGTACCAATTTTGGAGGTATTAGATGACAACAGTAAATGAAGTAGTTAATTTTGCCAAAGACCTAGCCAACCGTGGTCAAGGTGTAGACTATGATGGTTGGTACGGTAAGCAGTGTGTAGACCTACCTAACTGGATTTGCGGAAAATTCTTCGGCAAGCCTTTGTGGGGCAATGCCATTGATTTGATAAAGTCAGCCAAGCAACACGACTTTGAGGTGTATTACATGCCTACCTCAGAACGTCCACGTCCAGGGGCTATCTTTGTCAAGAATTACTGGGCAGGTGACGGTATCAACTATGGGCATACAGGTTTGATTATCGGTGTTAGTGGCAATACCGTCCAAACCATTGAGCAAAATCTTGTTGGTAATCTGTCTGTCGGTGGTCCTGCTCAATATGCTAGCCAGCAAATCAGCAATCTTGTTGGCTGGTTTTATCCGCCTTACAGCGACTCTGCTGCAGTGGCAACACAGGCAAGCAGTGGCAATCTCGGTAAGGTCAAAGACGAGCAAGGGACAATGACCGTTAAAGTATCTCTGCTCAATGTCAGAGACAAGCCTGGTGTAGACGGTAAAGTTGTGGCAACGTACACGAATGGCGAGCAGTTTAATTATGATTCGGTCTATATTGCCGATGGATACATTTGGGTATCGTATGTTAGCCATAGCGGTGTACGTCGCTATGTAGCAGCAGGCGAGGAGTCAAATCGACGCAATGTCGTGCCTTACGGTACGTTTAAATAG